TGAGCAGAAGCGATTGATTTTGAAAGAAACCGATCGTCTCATTAGAGAGAGGTTCTCTAATCTTTTCTTATCTACTCTACACAAGAGTTTCTTTGAAGAATGGGATGGGATGGGATGGGATGGGATATCCTACCTGATCTTTTTAGATCTTTTAATATCATGCTAACCTTAGAGTTAACATGAAAAAGAAAGAAAGAATCATCTATTTTTGTCCTCTCCTTTGGAATGGGATGGGATAGAGTTTTATAGATCACTAGGGTCAAAAAAAAGGGACGCCGAAGCGTCCCAGTTGAGGCGTTGGTGATTTAGGCTTTTGGTTGAGTCTCCACTACCAGTTTGACAAATGGCGTCCCCCAATATTTGGACGAAGGTGTATATCCGCCGTTCATCAAGGCGAGTAAACAATTAGGCTTTTTCCGGCTGTGTCCCAGCTTAGCAGCTTTACCGAGCACCAGTTTAAGACTGGCATCGCCTTCGTAACCAAATAACATCCAGTCTTGGATGCGCTGGCGAACCCCGCCAGATTTGCCGCCATATCCAAAAGGTACTGGCTCGGCGCTGGTAAGGTCTACGTTTTCCAGTGGCACGATACGTACATTACCCTCTTGACCGCCAGCGTGTTTTTGGACGAACGCCCAAATGTCGCTGTAATCAAGTGTACCCTCGGTAAGTTGCAACTCAACCGTGGTCACTGGTGCAACAACGATTTCGGCTGGGGGATTGGGCAGCACCTCGGGCGCGGCCTTTTTCGGGGCGGCCTTTTTCTTGGTGGCCTTTTTCTGGCCTTTGATCTTTTGGGCGTTGATCGCGCCACCGACTGAAAGTGTAGTAGTCATAGTGAGCTCCTTTCTACGAGCTGGACCAGAGCGTGGTTGCTTGGCCTATACATTCTTCTACCACCACTACAGCTCGGCCGCAAGTCTTTTTATGTCCTTTGTAATCTTTTTTATTAGACCTTCCTAGATCTTTTTTGATCTTTTTTCTTCCTACCTGATCTTTAAAGATCAGTCAATCATCGTCAATCGTCATCGGCCGACTGATGATGAAAGATGATGACTGACGACGAAAGATGATGACTGATGATGACTGATGATCAATTACGATCTGCACGATCTATCTAATCAAGCTCAAAAGACGATAAACGATGATTTAATTTCTCTTTCTTTTATCATGGGACAAGACTATCATATCAATCATTCCCTTCCAATCAGATGGGATCCCTGAACTCCAATCAGGCTCCAATGGTCCCTTATCATCTGTCTGTCCAGCGATTTCTAAGGCTCTCCCACCCCAAAATAAATTTATAGTCCGGCTCGGCGGGTGGGCAACCAAGTTCCAGACATTGCCGTTTTGAGCTGCATACCTTGTCTGCCACGATATTTGATGTGGCCGTAACCTGATGCTCTTTAGTGACTTTAACTTATGGATCTTTAATTCTAACCAAAAAGGCTGACTATCTACTATGCCATGCAAGTCAGGAACTCCTGGACTAGACCAAGATTCTATACGAGTCCAAAACACCCCTAAATCTTTAGTGCCAGCTTTGAGTTTACCCCAAAGCTGACTTTCTGGCTTAGTTGCCATTACCACTCCATAAAAGTATATGATCTACCATTGTTTTGCGTTTTATCACGCATGAAATATGTCGGCAACTCACCATGTGCTGAGCATCCGCTATGGTTTATTTGCACGACTTCTATGTTGTCTAAAGCATAAACATCTACAGAGTGTGTGTACCCGTCAGGAGTAGCAATACTGGCTACTTGACGTTCGCCATACGGGTGTAGAAAAAACATGCTTTTTTCTGGATAAGGAAATAATCCTAACGCCTCATTAGCTGTATCGTTACTTGCGTCTTCTGGATCATAGTAATGCCAGTTATCGCCCTGCACGTATAACTCGGCTAACGCTTGCAGAGGTTTTGTATTGCGGACGTACTCAGCCTCATCGGGTTCTGCCTCTGCGCTTGCCTGCCACATCTTAGCATAGTTGGCGACAGTGATCGTAGGTAGATTAAACATATCTGGCCCTTTCTATGGCACTAGGTTTCTGTACCTATAGTATAGCACCCCGACTGTGCGGGGAGCTAATCTTTTGTTGTCAAACTTTTTTGTTGTCAAACCTTTTTGTAGTCGCGCAACAGGTCTTGATATACAAAGCTCTGCAATATGCTTCGGACGTATCCTTCGCGTGATGCCTTACAAAGCTCTGCAATATGCTTCGGACGTAGCCATCACGTGATGCTTTACCTAGCAGCGATGTGGGGAAGTCGGCTTCGTGCATTACCCTCATGCCCATAGGTTCAGATTTTAAAATGACTTCAGATGCTTGCCCGTTTTCAAAGTCATTCAAAACGGCACTGTATGTGACGCCGTTGCTAACTGCATCGTGGCGATAAATCTTTACCATTATACACGCTCGCCTTCTGTGATAAATGCCATGCGCTCGGCGCATTGTGAGCACGGTGCTTTGTCTTCGTCGTGCATTGCGTGGGCGTAGTTATTGCCGAGCATTGGCATCCCGCAAAGTGTGCGACCTGTGCCGTCGTACATTGCGAAGTGTTGTTGCCCGAGGCGTTTAGTCCATTCGGTAAATTTGGTAGACATTGAACAGTCCTTTCTATGACTGGTTGCTTCCGTACTTATAGTGTAGCGCAGGATATTTTGCCTGACAAATCTATTGTTCTCCTATTATTTCTGCATCTTCAACTTCGTTTAGATCTTTTGTGATCTTAAGATTTCCTTCCGATACTGCGGCTAGAGCGGGGAATTCTTCTTGAAGTCTTGTGATTTCCCGCATAACTTCATCGCGGCTCATTTTATCTATACGCCCATGCAAGATTTCTTTGCGGTCAATATACAGACCAGCGGCTTGACCTCGGGATTTTTCAGCGGCTACTGCTGCTGGATAATTTTGGTTGGTGAATGCGGCGTCCCTAATTTTTGCTAGTTCTTTTACGTGACCTTCAAATGAGACTTCGTATTTGCGAGCGTATTCTTGTTTTAATTCACGAATTCTTTCTACGACGTGTGGGTAGCGTTGACCGTTTAGGAGTTGGGAGGCTATAGCGTGAGCTGATTTTACAGAGTATCCTGCCCTGATTGCGGCTTCGGTTTGCGAGATGTCTTCAGATACGTAGATTTTACAGAATTCTTCTTGTTTCGGAGTGATGTTCTTTTCTGTTCGAGGATTTGCAACGACGTCTAGCTTATTTTTGTGAGTAGCTTTAGCGAGAGGCATCTTTATTTTTTCCTTCTTCTACAGGATGGGATCACTTTGCTATATAGGACCAAAAACGAAAAGGAGTAAGTTTTTTTTCTTTTCCAAAATCGTCGCGCGTACAGAGAAAGTTACTGAATCTTTATTGTGATATCGGAGTCATTGGTCAGTAATCCATGCTAACCTATTGATTATGTGGTATATCGTGATATTGTATATTATCCGATCTGAAAAACGAATTTCATTCCATTCCGATTTTACTCCTATATAGCAAAGTCGTTTTTGAAGTAAAAAACCCATGCATGATTGAGCATGCATGGGAGTTAGGGAGAAGTAAACATGTCGTAAAGTACGCAATACGGAGGAGCGCAGGTAATGGGTTAAGGAATGATCCGTATTGCGTGATTATATGATAGTGTTTTTTCTTTTATTTGACTACTGTTATTTGCTTGTGTACCCGATGGTGTATGCTGTTATAGCGACGATGATTGCAATAATGCAGAAGGTAACGAGTTGTTTTGGAATTACCCAGTGAGTGTTGTTTGTTTGTTCGGGTTTTAGAGTGAGTGCAAGTTTTTTGGGTTTGATTGTTATGGGTTCGGGTGTTTTTGATTTTTTGCCTATATTACGAACAGCGTCCCAATCATCAGCCATTGTTGGGAAGTGAGTGCTTTGTAAATCGGCGTGAGTATCTACATAATCATCGGATAATTCAGACTTTTTAGACTTTTTAGATGGTTTAGGTGTTTTTCGGGGTTTAGCTTTTAGTTGTCCCCGTACGAGACTTATGCGGTCATATACTGCTTTTGGTGTCCTGCCTAGATGGGTAGCAATATCGGCGGTTTTTATATCTGCTTCGTAAAGTTCTATTAGTTCAGCTATTTCTTCAGGTTTCCAAGTTTTGCGAGTATTGGAATGAATTTTGTTATCACTGATTTGGTTAGTTCTCATAGCGGGTTTTCCTTGCTTCTAATTGAGCTACAGCGCGTTGTTTGTTTTGGATTTGTTTTTGCAAATTTGCGTGAGCTTCAGGATGTTTATGGCAGATGCTGGCGAGTGTGAATGCGAGTGCGCCCACTTTACGATCGGCTGTGAATTCTTCTAACCTTGTATGGTTGATGGTTGTTTCAAGGTTGAATTCACGTTCGCATAGGCGCAGATATTCACCTACGGCTGTGCGAGTTTTGCCGTAGCTGGCGCGATCTATGAAAAATTCTTTCATAGGCCGTATTCGCTTAGATTAATGCCCAACTTTTTCGTTTTATTAGTTACTGTTTGATAACTACCTAACCCGAGTGTTTTGGCTATCTGCTGCTTGTTGTCGCATATGATTGCGGCTTTTATAATGTATATGCTAGTCACTTCATCTAGTAAGTCTTGTAGATTGATGTTACCTTTGCTTAGATCTACATTTAGTAATTCAGATCCGCGTTTAGACCAGTAATTGTGAGCTTGTACTTCTGTTGTTACGAGCTCGGTTAGGGCCTCCCCCACTTTTTTGTGGGGGATGCCGTCTACGGTTATTTCTATTTGCATTAAAACTCTACCTGTACGCTGAATCTTGCTTCGGATAATTTATCCTGTATTTTATCATCTAAGAGTTGATCTTCTGCATCGCGATGTGTTTCTATTGCTTCATCTACGTAATCTTCATGGCCTGTGGTATGGGAATCTATATCATCTGCTAGGTCTGATACTTTGGTTTCAAGCTCAGCTATACGAACTTCGTATTGTTCTATTGCTTGAAATAGGCACGCGAACTCATACCCGATGTTTTCAAAGCAAGCGCGTGTTTCTGCACCGCGATTGGTTTTGGCATCGTATGCGTTAATTACCTTACTATCTATAGAAATATCAGCATCAAGATTTACGTTTTTTATTTTGGAAATATCAGCATCCAGATTACTACTATAAAGATGATCAGTAACATGTGTGATATCATTGAGAACTTCTTTCTGTTCCATAATTACCCCTTTCTTGGGTTATCGAGCGAGGGTGCATCCCTTGCTTACTTACAGTTTATAAGCAGATTTATATATAGACTATTCTTTTTTACTCTTATTTTGCCATGTGGTGATTTGATAATCGTTTAATAGTTGACTAGATGAATTGCGTTTAGTGTTTCCCCCTACGCCGTACTCGTAAAATACTTCGTTGCCCCGTGAGCTGATGTAGTTTTCAGGGATAGAATTTGGTTGTCTATCGCCCCCGTTCATGAACAATAATTTTACGAAATAGTTTTTGTCCTTCCATTGTTGATCTACAATAGATATTAAATCGTTTGCGCTATCGTCATCATCATTAAATGGTAGAACTGTGAAAAAACAATCAAGATTAAGATGTTTTATAATATAGGATCTTTCATCCCATGTCATGAATGCTTGACCTTTTTTGCGTTTTAACCAGTTGTCGCTGTTTGGCCCGATTATGAGTTGATGACATTTTTTACTGGCTTCAAAAATATAATCAATATGACCAGAATGTATTGGGTCAAATCCTCCTGTAACGATGCCTATTGTATAGGTTGAAGATTCAAAAGTCATTTTATGTTTTCCCTTACATATAAATCCCCGTTATCTGCTTCTACGAGAAAATCTTCAGGGATAGGTACTTTTCCATCTACACAGGCTTTGCAATCATGTCGTTCTTCTTCAAACCAACCGCCATTGACAAAATCTACAATTGGTTTATCGTACAGTATTCTTTCTGCCCCATTGCAATCAGAACAAGTCATAGTCATGCCTTCTTCATACGGGATTAATTGTCTGCGTTGAATATCTTCTTCTTCACAGCTTTCGCCATATTGAGTTTCTAATACGATACAGGGTTCGTTGTATGGATTTGATGTTAAGTGCCATTGATCTTTTTTTATCAATAAAGTATCATGTGGTTTGAGGTGGTTGTTTTCTAGGTAATCACCACCTCTGCGCCAGTGTTCTTGAATAGTTACAATCAGGTTTCCGCTGATAATGTACCATTGTTCGTTGCGATGATGATGTAGTTGATCGCTGAGTTTGCTGTGTGGATTTATAGTGAGAGTTTTAATTTTAGTCTTTATTTTTCCTGTTTGTGATTCGTGAAGAATATTATAATATCCCCATTTACGCATGATTCCCATAGGTTTTCCTTTTTTGTGGTGAGGGGGTTCGCAGCACCTGCCCCCTCTTCAGGCACTTAGGCGGGTAAAGCCTCGCTGCAATCTGCAATCAGCGGTACGTTAGCGTGAAGAGTTAGGTTTAACTCATATACTTTTTCTTCACCGCTGTCAATCTCTATAATGTGAAGTTTATCGTGATCCATGATATATATTCTGTGTTTCATTTGGTCACAGATCATAGCTGTTTGGCTTTCAACACCTGCGAAAGTATCGTAATCAGGTGAGTCCATGTATCGCCATTGTATTTTGGCGATAAGTTCAAGTAATCCGTTCATAATTACCTCCTTATTGGAATAATGTGTTGTATTCGTGAGCGTGTAAAAAGTCACGAAAGTTGTTGTCTACAATTTCTTGCCATTGTTCCCACTCGGCAAGAAACTGTGTAGCATCATCTCCTTGCATGAAGAAGTCTTGCCCTGCTTCGTAGTGTTTGACAGTAATACTGTCAAACACACGAGTCATTGAATAACCGCCGATAACCATTAGTGTTCGCTCGGCAGATAAAGTACATTGTTGGCGAAGAAAAACTTCCAAACGCCATCCGGTGCATCGGTAAAATCGATATCGCGTTGCCAAAGGTCATTGCCATTGCCATCACCTGCGGTAATCGTAGCTGACATACCTTTTACATTTAATGCAATAACCATGAACTCTTCAGTTTCCATTAGGTCTGCTAGTTCGGTTGCTACAATATCTAAGAACCAGTACGCCCCAGCTTTTTCTGCAAAGAACTTTGTACCATCGGTATAAAGTAAATTAGAATTGAAGGGGTGGCGATACCATTGCGCTGTACCATCAAACATACGCAGGTCACCGCGCAGTTTTTCACTAACGTCTTGCGTTGTGATTTCGGTTTGGTCTGGCATATTGAACTCCTTTCTGTGAGTGTTTTGCCAATTATAGTGTACTACCGGATTTTATTAAGGACTAATCTTATTTGTTCTTTTTGTTTCTCTATGATCTTTTTTTGGTTTTCTAGATCTAACCATTGTTTGTCTATATTTGATAGTGTTGGAAACTCAATTATTTTTTCAGTCATAATTTATCTCGGTTTTGTTTTAAAAATGGGGATAACAGCATTATCCCCATAAGTTTTTAGAAACGGCCTTCGTCGTTCAACGTCAGGTGATATTTCCTAGCGACGTTTTGTAGCCTAGGACGTATAACGTCGTACCAAGGTGTTTCGTGCATTTCATGTTCATCCCTGAAATCTTCAGCTACATCGTCATGGGCGCACTGCAAATCAGTAAAAAGTTTCAACTGTTTTGCAGAAAGTAACTCTTGTTCAAGGGTTCGTGCCACAGCATATTGAATTTCTATAGTAGCAGTGATTCCATGACCTTCCATTTTGTCGTTATGGTCTTCATCAGAAATAAAAGCACCGACCATGCACTTGTTTTCGCCATAACGATATAGACAGCCTGTTTTATCTATACAGGGTTCTTCCATTTGTAGGGCGTGATTTACAGCACGGTCAAGAATTTCTTGTAAGGAAGTCATGCTATTTTCCTTTTCTTGGCTTGTGCAAGAATCGCACGTTTTGCTGCTCTGTTAATAGGTTTCCAGTCTGTAGTGTCTTTTTTGCGGGAGGCATTACTTTTGGTCATGCCTGGATGCCCACCTTGAATTCTCACTAATTTACTCATGAACTTTCTCCTTCATGTTTGGTTGTTATGACCCATATTAACCTATTATAATGTATGACGCATGTCTTATTTGTTCAAAATATTATTTTGGACGGATAAGTTACCAACTAAAAGTGACATGATTTTGCGCCTACTTGTTAGATCTTTTTAAATTACGTTAGATCTTCTTTTTTCACTCTAAATTTTTCCCAATCTCTCTTTCTCGTTGTCCACCGAGCTCCTAAAAGTGATCCACATTCATCGCAAGCGATCCGTCTAATTGGTTCTTTTAAGAGAATGAACGAATGCGATCCACAGAGTGAGCAGCTCAATACATCTACATATTCTTCTGTAATAACAATATTTCTCTCGTCATCATGGGATGATTTTTCTTTCTTTACGAATGGGATGACATTATCGGTTGCATGAATGGTGGAATTGGGCGGTTTTTCCATTTACAGAGCCTTGCTTTTTCGTGGATGTAATATTGTTGATAGGCGATTAATGTATCGTGATGTTTATATTGGTCTGGCATTGCTTGAGCAGGAGCAGTTGCCCCTCGTGCAGTGAGATTTATAGGGGGACAGCGCAAAATGGAAAGTATTCTTTCGCAGCCGTGAACTTTGTTATACCTGAACGTGTACTCAGCGCATAATGCTTTACCTAGAGACCACAACCACCGATAATTTTCAACAGTTTGCCCTGCCCATAGAGTACAGGGGTGTTTTTGATGTACTGGTAGGTATGGTCCGTCGTTGCTGTAGCGGTGATGTGTAGTGCTGAGCATTTGTGCGGTTTCTAATGGCATTTTGACAACGTGTTTGTCGCAATGATACTGGGCGCAAACATCATGCGCCCAGTCTAGTATAAAAATATTCATAGGTGTTGTGAGTCTTCCATGCCCCCATATGCAGATGGAATAACAGTATTAGTATGATCACAGCCTAAGTAATCATTTTCGTAGTTTATTTCGCAAGCGATAACACACCAGTTAGGGTCTGAGTCGATAGTTTCGTCATTAGTAATAGCATTTTTTACTAATTGCAGGTTATCGTGTACAGCTTTATACGAAAGTATTGTGCCATCTTTGCAAACCCAGTATTTAGGATAGCCCCCTACATCAGTAAGACTACCGCCTTCTAGCGAAACAGTTAGGTCGGTTTGTGAATTTATTAGCATGATAGTTCCCTTTCTATAGAACACTATTAGTGTAACATGGTTATAAGTACGGACTATTCTTATTTATTCTTAATATATCCACTTGTGGCTGGTGCAGCATTCATTAATTCAATCAAAATTTGTTCAACACGGCGGTATTTAGATCTGTTTTCATCATTACCTAAATATGTTTTTGTGAGATAACGAACACCTGTGTTGAATACTTCATGAGCAAAAGTATTTCCTGTTTGCATCAACCTAAAACAATGCATAGTTAACTCTAATTTATCTGCAATATCGCACATATCGCGTTCTTCTACGCCTACGGGGAATGTTTCAAAACCGATATTTAGTTTGTTTGCATAATCGTATTCTATTTGTTGTAAGGTTTCTGCGAATTGTGGATAGTTCCATTTAGTTGTTGCAGGGATATCACCTGTTTCTGCTTCTGCTACATCATGATACATCATGTGAATCATTGCGTTTTTGCTACTATCGGGCCAAAGCGTTTGCAATATAACCATCGCTCTCCATGTATGCGCTGCTACATTCTGCCCATCTGCGATTTCGGGTTTTGCATGATATCTTAATACATGACCGCCTTTTAACCTTTGATGTATTGCTTTTAGGTCAACATTTCGCTGTGTTGGTGTTTTAGTCCTCTGGTCCATGGTTTCTCCGTAAAGGTTTGTTTTGCTTCCCCCCAGTTTGGTCCAAACTCTGCGTCTACTACTGAGGGAACTTCTAAATTGACACAGTTTTCCATAATTTCTACGACACGTTTACCTTGGGCTTCGTTTTCTATAGAAAGGTCTAACTCATCATGCACTTGCAGCATGGGTAAGATACCTTCTTCGTATAACGCGACCATTGCAGCTTTAGTTTGATCAGCTGCACTACCTTGGATTAATTTATTTAAGGCTTTGTAAGTGAAAGCTCGTTTGATAGCAGGCCCATGTTCGGCGTGAGCTTCTTGATGAGTCATTGGCTTCCAGCTGCCATACCGTGTTGGTTCCCATTTATCGAATCTACACCTGCGACCTAGAACTGTACGAATCACACCCCGTTTACTTGCACGATTAATGGCATATTCACTCAACTCACGCACAAAAGGTACTTTGTCGTGATATGTACTGAATAATTCTTTTGCATCTTCAAATTCTAAACCAAGACTAGCAGCCAGCTTTTTAGAACCCATGCCATAAAATAATCCTAAGTTAATATCTTTAGCTTGTTTGCGTGGGACACCCACAACATCAGCCGCCATTTGGTGAAAATCAGTACGAGCATCTTCATTATATTGAGCGGCGAATTCTGCTGCTCCTTTGAACCCCATAAGTTTAGCATAATGCACAACTATGCGCGGTTCTTGGCTAGAGTAATCGAACGCGCCCCAAACAGTTCCTTGTTCGGGGATAAATAAGCTGCGTATAAGCGGCCCTATGACGGGGTCTCGAGCGGGTATCTGCTGTAGGTTAGGGTTACTACAGCTAAACCGCCCTGTGACTGTCCCACCTTGGTCTGAACGCAGCGGGTGAAGCTCTGCATGTATGCGCCCATTAACTTGGTGTTTAAGTATCGAATCTACAAAAGTGCTGCGAGCTTTTTGTAACTCCCGCGCTTCTACAATCATTTGTGCGACTTCATGCGGGTGATGTTTTAAAAATCCTTTTGTAAAACTCGGCGCACCAGTATTTTCAGTGCGACTGTATTCTAAATTTAATACATCAAAGGCTTTTGCTACGCTATCTGCGGCCCATATTTCAACAGCGATGCCTGTGCGTTGAGTAATAGCATCTAATAGTTTTTTCTCACGCTTTGCTAAATCTACTTTAACAAGCTCTGTTTTATCTAAATCTACGCACACACCAAGCTGTCGCATTGGAACTATGGTTTTCAACACCTTTAACTCAAGATCTACAATGTCAGAAATGTCTTCCTTTATAATTAAAGTTTGGAAGTGCTTCCACAATCGTAAAGTAAGTGCTGCATCTTGTTCTGCGTATAACCCGACATATGCCGCTGGGAGTTTAAACATCTCGCTTTTAGCATTGATACCAAAAGCAGCGGCGGCTTCACGTAACTCTGCTTCTGATTTGCGCTCTTGCAAATAATCTCTGCCCACAGCATTTAAGGCATAACTGAACCTATTTTCATCTAACAAGGGAGCCACAACCATTGTATCTACAATTCGGCCATGCACTTGTACTCCTTCAGCCAGTAACCAGCCTACGTCGTAAGGAGCATTGTGAAACACATAATCACGATCAACATTACATACGTCTTGTAACCAACTCAATGTACGCTTTACATCTAAATTAGGGCCAAGCTCATGCCTTATGGGGAAGTACCATTGATCACCTTCTACAGCTACAGCAATACCAATTACATGACCATCTTTACGCGCCCAGCCTGAACCCATCGTAGTTAGGTTTGGGTCTTTAGTTTCTAAATCTATAGCAACTTCTTTAGCATTACTCAGATTCGGGTATCCGTCTGGGATAACCCATTCGGTCGGTGGCTTGAATAGAGGAAATTGCATTAGGTTTTACTTTCATAGGTTGGGAGCACTTTTTACAATGGGGCCAACGATTCTTTAAGTTACGAAAAGTAACTGTTCGGGGGCTGGCCCCACAGTTGCATGTAGCAAGCACTTGTTCGTCAAGTTTGTCTGACACTATCTCTTTTCCACTCATCCCCACATTCTAAAAACAGTTCTTTATTTTCATCAAAATAAGACCTTGGTTCTGCTGCACGTAACTTTTTAGCATCTAACTCTGCAGTGCGTAGTATTTCTGCTTCTACTAACATTAAATAACGCCGCAAATCGCGCACATCATCTATAACACCTTCTTCACGGTTATCATCTCTTATAGCTTCAAACACATCGTAATCCATATTTTCAACTTGTTTTTCTAATCTATCCCATTTACGAGCCAACATCATAAAAGCACCTACACCACCACGTTTTTTCCAACTATCGCCATAGCTTTCTTCTGCTTTTTCTAAAGCAGTTACATCTGCCCTAGCTACGATATCTACGGCTACCATCATCTCAGACATTAAGTGCTCCTTTTCCAATAACTATTACATTCTTTTGCAGATTGGAATGCGTAACCCCGCGAAGAAAGTATAGCGTACTTTTGCACACGGGACTTTTCTTGTTCGTTAAAATATGAAGATGTAGTTTTACCCCGAACAGCTACATGGTCTTCTGTAATAATTTCATCTGGCATTACAGACCAATCATAACTAGAAAATATTCGGGTATCATTACCTTCAGTATCTACTTTTAAAATATCTACATGAGTAATGCCGTGATTTTTAAAAAGTGTTTGCAACTTTTTCACTGGAACCTGTTGATACTCATCTGTTAAATGTTGGCGAACAAAGGGTTCATTGTTTCGCAGTGAAGATCTCATGCACTTTTCTTTTTGTGCTGGAGACCGCCTATCAAAAAACCCATACTTACCAAAATAAAGTCTACCCATTTCATCTACATCACTTATAGCACAGTGATCGTAAACATAATCTGTTCCTTTTAAACTTTTGTGAATATCTTTTTCCATATGGGCATTTGGTTCTACCATAAGACCGAACCACTTTTCCTTTTTGCGATGTAAAAGTTTATTTGCAAGCGACAGTGTTCGGGCGTTGAAGCACCCTATATCAACAATAACTTTAGTCATTTCATTCTCCTTTGTAGCCATTCAACGCAAGCCTTCCGCCAAGCTGCATCTCTAATAGTAAATGCGTGATTCACCGCACCTGTGAGATTTTTTTGTTTCCAACAATCCCATGATTTCCGCATTGGTTCACAAATATCTGCAAAAACGGCATTGCGTAAACAATATCTATCTTTAGTTATCCACCTACGAAGCTCCTCATCAAAGGTGTCGGGATGAGTTACAAGTGGTGTAGGGGTATTGTCGTCTGACCTTTTGTCTAACAAAAGATATGAATTATAATCGGGTTGCATATTATCTAACTTAGCTAACGTCTTTTTGTAGGCGTGAAGATTGTTAGAAATTTGATAGTATAATCCGACTTGAAACCCAGTCATTGCTGCCATATACTCTAACAACATAGACATATGCACAGCATTTGCGCCATACGCACCCCAAATCATATCATTGCTGCGATTCACAATACTCATGTTTAGTTTGCCTTCACGCGCCCAAAAGAAAGCCTGAGTATTACAGGGATAATCTTTTCCTGCGTTATGCTCACGCAAATCTTCCCAAGGATCCCACATACCCACCACAGCACGGCGATCATTTTTAAATGTCATTAATCTGTGTTGGGCTATTTTTAATTGATCGCCCCCAAACCATTCGCGCCATCTAAAACCATACGCGCCGTGGAACACATCGCCATCATCGCTATAGCTGCTGATGTTAGAATTAAACTGGCTTATCCATTCAACATCATTGCGCCCTGCCAGCATCCACATACCTTCCATAAAATGAAAATATGGGTTGGCATCCCGTTCTGGATAAAACAGCACCCTTTCACGACTGTGAGTATAAACGGTTGTTACTGGAGTAGGAAATTCTAAAGCGGGGCCGTTTCTAGTTTCTACTTCTACGCCCTTTAACAAAAGAGCTTGCTTTGCAACGTATAGGGCTTCCGCCACGTTACGAACATAAAAAGACTGCATACAACGCCTCTACGATTAAAAGTGGTGCGGGGGGCTGTAACCACCCGCAATTATAACTCATGCCCATCTAACGGGGCTTACACGGCTTGTCCAGTAAGGAAGGCTAAGTATTCTCCACCTATCATGTGGGCGTTATGCTGTTCTAAACTCCTGTAACCACCTTGCTGCAACTCCCGCAGTTTTTGGTCTGTGATAACAGCACCGTTCCGTTTGCCTTGTAGGATTTCAGCTAACTCTTCTGCTCCTGCTACAGCAATACAGTTGTATCCAGGAATCATATCATCAGGCTTTTCTAACAGCCATTCAATATTGATAATAGGAATACAACCCGCACTCCATGCTTCTAGCCAAGTGTATTGAGTACCGCCGCCATCACCTTTAATTATGGTCATATCTACATTAAACTTGTAATCCAGCATGAACCTACGCGCATAATCTCTTTCACGTGGGTAATGGGCTTTAGATTGAACCCACTCAGGGTATTTAGGTACGATTTTGAATTTAGTGTAGAGCCTGTTTTCAAACCCCCGTATATCTATTTGGTGATGTTCTTCTAACAGCCTATTTGCATCTAATAAGATTTCTGTATGTTTATCAAAATCTATGCGGCTAGTGCTAACTGCATTAAACAATCTGTTCGTAGGCATTTCCCCCGCTGGCTCACCACAACTGTACGGATGCCGGATAAACGCAGGTTCCCTTACCCTAAGAGCATCTTCATCGGTTAAAGTTTTCAAACCAATTTTGCGAATAACAACACACCTACGGGGATCTAATTTTCGGGGCATGTTTTTTAATTCAGTAGGGTCGTGAATGACAATGCTCGCATTACCAAACTCGTACAATTCCTTCGTTTGTTCTTTGAACTGTTTAGCCCCTGCTACAATCAACTTCATTGTTGGCCGAACAAGAGCTTCTACCATTGTGATGTTACGGTATTCTTTATCATAACCGAACTTGCGTTTGTTCTTTTCACTACGGGGACGAATTTTAAATAGGTTGACTTCTACCCCTACGCTTTCCAAGGCTTCCATCAAATGACAAGTGTATGTGACCCAACCACCATAGGGGTTAGGACTCAGGTAAAATAGATCAACTTTCATTGTCATGCTACTGTACCCCAACTCGTTGTAGAAAGAGGTTTAAACAAACTTCGGGGTCTGCCTTGGCCTAACCGCACACGCTCATATTTATCCCACTCACACAAGCTATGTTCAATAGTTCGCATATCTACATCACATATATTTATATGAACGCCTATATGAGCTCCCGCATGAACTAATAATTGCAACATTTCTTCATTAGCTTGGGGCTGCTTCATACTCTTTTTTAATTCACGCCCATGTATTCTATTCAACCCACGCACTGCTCCAGGACCAGCGTTAGCCCAAGTATATCTATCTGCAGACCCCCACAGTACGGGAGTATAGTTTAAGTCCGTAACAACTTCGTAAGACATAAAGCCGCCACCTCCCCAACCACGGTATTCTTTTAACCTTTCATGGGTAGCTTGTAGACTTTTTTCTACAGAGGCTAGTTTACCAAGCCAATCTCTTGCTTTCCAAATAGGGGTCAGGAAATGATCAACAACAACTTCTGCTTTGCTGCACTTCAACCCTTGATTAGTGATAATATACGCTCCTGTGAAAGTACGCTTCTTATCTGCTAACCTTTGTTGTATCAAGGCTTTAGTTTGCTCAGGGTTCCAATCAGTAACCCAACCATGCTCTTCAGCAAACTCTGTTGTTCCCACCATTCGGAACAAACAGCAGTTGAAAAACATATCCCCCCAAGTAGCTTTGTTTTCGTTTGGTTTTGTCCAGTTTTGCCGCATCCAAATAGTAACGCGATCGTTTTCCCTAAACGGGTTTGTGAATTTATATGTTTGTAAGATTGGATCATCAGTCCAAGGTGGGTTTTTACCTGCCACCCTGCGCTGATATATAGCGTGTCGCTCATTGATCCAACCGAAGTAACTTTCTACGGCTTCGGTTTGCATTGTTTACACTTCCTCTAATTCAATTACGCCAGCTTTTATTGCGATACGGATATCCATGCCACTTCCGGGACTAGGATCTAAAGCACGAAGTTTTTCCATTGCTTCGCCTACTGTTTCACAATCCATAACAACAGACATGTTACGGTAACGATTAGTACCTTCACGAATGTTGGGTTTATCTGTTAGAAGAATAATTTTATCATCGTTATTAAACCTCGTTCGCACTTGTCTGATTTTTGTTACAAGTATTGGTTCTGGAAGATCAGAAACATCTGTGTAAGTAGGCATAGGTTTTGTTCCTTTTTTAGCCTTCCAAAAGGAAGCCTGTTTTATTACGATTTCGTGTAGTGTTTTGGTTGCGCGTTCTTTAGTGAAAAGTTCAAGAAAAGCAGGAGTAGCAATTTGTTTGCGAATTGATTCTGCCAACGCTTTTTGTTCCTTACAATCACTCGCAAGCAACACATTAAGAACAAGAGCTTCTAACTCTGGTTTGGTACAAGAATTAAACAGTTGTTCAGGGGTGGAATAAACAATGCTATATTCATCGATAGCATCGCAAGTCTTCATAGCTTCTAATGTTTCAAACTTTAAGAAAAACCACGGCGGTCCATCACATATTGCGTAAAACATTTATCTCCCTTTCTATGGAAAATTGGTATAGCCCATTTTAGTTCACAGGCTATACCAAGACAATAGCTACTTTATCAAGCTACATTAGCATATTCAATAGCTTTGGTCAATGCTTTGCGTTTTAAATTCGCACCCGTACCAAACCAAGCTGAGTGCAAAGAGTTACCCTCAACTTTAGACTTTTTCTGGTGATCAACTACATACGTTACCGCATTCAGTGCTCCCCACCATGTGCCTTTGGCCGAAGCAAGGTCAGCTCCAGGAGAAACTTCTACAGCTTCGCGCACAGCCTCTGCATTGCGTTTGAATTCATCACGCATTGGCGGCAATGCATTAGGATTGCCAGCCTTGGCACGTTCTATCAACAAGTTAGGTTGACATAACTCAGCTATAAAGTTATCAAGGTCGAAGGCTTTTGCCCGTTTGCTAGATAAAAACTCAGCTTGCTCTTGGAAGAACTTCATTTGTTCGCCACTCAAACCCAAAGCCTCTTCCGCAGCCTTATGTATTTCTTCGTCGAACATTTGTAGGTGTAGTACACGGAACCGTGAACCTGTTTCACCTAACGCTTGTGTGAGCGTATTGTTGCATACAACTCGTATGGGCGTGAACATAATGGTCATAGCTTTACCGACTTGGTGGCTATTGTTCAGTAACAAGTACCCGCCAACTTCATCATTACCAGCCAGCTTGAACTTATCTGTTAATTTAGCCAAGCCCCAAATGTCTTTACCATCTTTTAGGCTACCCGCTGTTTCCATATTCATGGCCCCAGCTTCGGTAAACTTTTTGAAAAAGTCCATTACTTCCGCGTTTTGAAAAGGTATGTAGCCTTCGCCGCAATGCGAAAGTATTTTGTTATCGCTGTCGCGTGTAAGAAAGTAGCTATCTTCAGCGCGAATAAAATTTGCTTCGCCTGTAGGATCGACAATATTCCAGCAGTCCGGCTTAGAAACCGTGTATGCTGGGCGTTTGCTTACTGTCCAGTCGATCTGGGCGGCTTTAAGCATTTCTTCAGGTGACATAGTGTTGTCAACTTTAGTACCTAACCCATGCCAAGGGACTTGCCCCGCATAAGCCATCGTTTCTACTAAGTGTGCCATTGTTACTCCTTTCTAGAGTTAGTGCATAGTGGCGTTTTCAACTTCAACTTCAACTACTGGTAAATCATTAAAACGGTCGAAAGACATATCGAGCATTACATTTAGTTCTGGTGCTATTAATACTTTCACACGCATTTCTACTTGGTTATGCTCCATTGCAAATACTACAGGAAACTTGAAGTCGTCGTCGAGTTGCTGTAGTATTTCAGTATCAATGCTACGGTTGCGTTTTTCCTTAATAGCCGCAGCATTGGTTTCAATAAGCATATCTTTAGTGAAGTATTGGTAACTGTTCGTCACTTGGTAATCCTTCCTATTTTTACCTGTACTTTAAATATACCCGCCTAGTTTATAATGATAACTACTATTTACTCAGTGTGATAACAAATAACCTTGACTAAACATAGGGTGGATCAGGTGTAAATTATCTGTAGCTCTAGTAAGGCCAACATAGAATACCCTAGCTTCATCTTCCTCGTAGGTATTTATTTTGCGCCACATACTATAAGGTCGACGCATGGTATCTGTTAACAGCATGACATTAGTTGCTTCCGCTCCTTTTGCTGAGTGTATAGTAGATATACGCAGCCTTGGAGTTTCTGTTAAACTTTCACCTTTTCGCAAACATGCTTTAATATATGTACGGTCACGTTCTGATATTTTCCCTAACCCTACATCCCAAGGGTGAGTATGTAGTAACCCGTGATTTTGGCGTAAATCTTCTAAGCTGTAAAACACACTATCATCACCATCGGGCATTGTTTTAAATCCGTAAGCAACTTGGCTGTTGAGCAGCATCTGTTTGTAAACTAACCGAACATGTTCTGCGTTCAAACGGTTTCCTTGCCGCAAATGTTCCCACAACCGAACAGCCTCCAATACCTTACTATCTATACTTTTAGATCCGTTATAGATGTACAAATGTCCTCGTCGGCGTACTTCTTCTTCAATTTGTTGTGCGCCTCGTGTTGTTCGGCTGAGTAACAGCCATTGGCCTGATGATAAATCTACTTCTTCAGAGTGTCTATGCCAGACTACACTTCCGTGGGATTCTTTAGGCGTGAATATTTTTTCACGTCTGCCAACAATTTTGCGTATAATCTTATGACTTAACTCATGGTGCAGAGAAGGTATTCTATAAGATTTATTTAATAACGTCACTTCACCGTTGAGACCGACAAAATGCTCTACATCTGCTCCTGCATATCTAAAAATCGCTTGATCATCATCCCCCGCCACATAACAGATTTTACTATTAGCTTCTAACATACGGGCCATCTCCCATTGGATGGGAGAAAGATCTTGGGCTTCATCTATGAACACTACTTCTAGCTTCGGGCACAACTTTCTTTCTATGAATGTTTCTAACATCCCCGCATAATCTTCTAACGCATAAGAGCGTTTCCAATGTTCTAACCCTTTGTTAACGTATTCAACCCTAGACCAATCTGTTTTTAATGGGACAATACTTTCATTATATATCTTACGCAACGGTTGCCGCAAAATGCGAGACATATTTATTATTTCTAAAAACTTATCTCCATAACCGAAATCTTTGTATGGCCCTTGATCTACAGGTGTACCTGTGTAAAACCTACCTATCTTTAACCAATCAGCTACTTCTTGGTATTTTTGTGGAGTCATTACTTGTGAATGAGTAAGCCCCGCTTGCAAAAAAGCTAGACTATGCAGGGTTCTAAAATAGGGCAACTCTTTACGGGAAAGCCCAAACTTCTCACTGGCTCTATCTATAGCTTCTGTAGCTGCTCTACGGGTGAATGCAAAATATCCAATACGATCTGGTGGCACACCACTCTGCAAATAACTTTCTACTAATGATAACAGCTTAGTTGTTTTTCCTGTTCCAGGAGGCCCAAGCACAATTTTCATTAGATGATACCTTCATCTGCCGGTAAATCAGGCAATTGAATAAATTCATCATGTGTTTCAAAAAACGATTGCGGTAATCCCCAAACATGGACACCTTTGCCCCGAACACGCCAAAAGGTTTTTTCGGCCTGTAAATCTCGTAAGCGCAACGTAATTTTATTAGATGTATAATGGTTGAAGTCATTTACAGTTAGGTGTTTCTTTAAATCTTTCACTTGGAAAAACACCTTACCATCTAACCACACGGCAACGCCCTGTAATACATCTTCTTTTTCTTCACCCTTAGCACGTTCACAAGCAAAAGCTGTAAGTAAATCTACAAATTCACCTTTAAGCGTAGCATCTGGCGGAACTTCAATTATTGTTAAATTATCTAACAACAACTGTATTCGTGTTTGCCAAGATCGCTGGGCTATCATTACTGGAAACTTATTTATTTGGCTCACACATTCTTTTTGAAACTGCCCTTGGCTAGTCAAACCATTTGTAGATAATTCTAACCGTTCGCCATCTACATTTAATATCCATATAGGCGGATCACCATCTATTTTAGTAAGGCTAGTCATATCATTGCCTACGCCTGTTGGCCCCACACCGTATTTACGGAGTTTGCATACTTCTTTATTGCAAAAAGGTTTGATAGGTTGGTCTTCACATTTGTAAAAATACTCTTTTTTCTTTAACTGCCGTATAACCCCGCCAACTTCGTTGTGGCTCAGGGGCGGTTTTAAATAATCTATATTGTACTTTTGAACTAAGGTTTCCCAGTTCACTTCATCAAACATACGAGCATATACCCCTAAATTGAACAAAGCATTATTGCGAGAACCTTCTTCAAACCCCACACTGCATAAATGTTGTAGACAGGGTGGCCCTTCTTCCATCACACCTTCTTGTGTGCCAAAACTCATCGTTAAGTTATGGAATTGGTCTGGCGTACAAATAAATTGTTTAGCATATTTTATGAAATCTGTTGCAGATAACGCTTCTGCATTATCGTCAAAAGCATATCGAGTAGAATCATCGCCCGATAAGTAAGGCATATTCAAAAAGTTGCCTGTATCGCCACGATCTAACAAAATGGTAGTTTGTTTAGGGAATATCTCACTGCCAGCAAAACCCAATGCTGCGCTCAACTCTGCCATTCGTCCTTGCATTTCTTCCGCTGTTATAGGTTCGTTTAAAAATACCCATACATGAGCACCACCAGATTTAGTGCGCCCCACTACAGCAGGGATTTTATTATCCCTTAATGTTTTAACTAACTGTTTGTGGCTGACATCATACTGATCAATATCTATTGCACCCCAATGGCACATATTGTCGCTTTTAATAGGGATAATACCTAACCCCGTACCCCCTTTTAAATGTTCTTCCCACATACTCAAAGTTGTGGGTTCACGTAAAACCTTTGCTGTTCCTTGTTTTTTGCCATCCCTTTGACGATCTTTGTTTACAACAAAAGTGCCATGAGCAATGTCACTGCCTTTAAATAATTCACTAAACTGCCGCGCTAAATTTTCTATTGTCATTGTACCCTCACGATATTTCTTCAACGTGTTTAATAAAATTGGGGATTGCCCCCGCTTCGAACGTAACTTGAAAGGGTAAAATTCAAACCATCCAAAGCAAAAACAATCCCCTGCAACCACAGGTGATCAATCCCATGTGTTGTTACATAACCTCTTTTTCGTATACCTCACCTGTTTCTTTATCGTAATTAGCGGTTTTATCTTCTTTGACTTGCACATCACCCGCTTTAACAGATTTGCCAAAGGCCAAGGCTTGTTTGAACATGAATTCATCTTCTTCTGCGCTAAGGTTTAATGCACGTTCCCGCGCAACTTCCCAGCCGAACCATGTGCCTTTATCGTTTTGTTCTTGCACAGTGGTTATTTTGTAAACCTGTGACATTAAAGGTAGAGTATACACACCGTTTTTGCCTTTAGCAGTTAACGATTGCGCTTGTGTCATCCATTTACGCGCTTTTTTAAGCTGTGTGGAAGACATTGTGATCAGTGCGCGTTGTGGCCCTAGTTCGGGGTGCAACATCATTACAAAAAACTGGGCTGTATTACTCAACATATTACCATTAGGTAACATATCTTGGCCTGTATCGCTTTTGAAAGTAGTTTTCACTACAGGATCTGTTGGTTCATAAGAATCTACATAACCCCCACCGTTTTCGCGTGTTTTCCATTCCACAAACCTACGGTTATAATGACAAGGGATTACGAAAACACCCTTCTCACCATCATAAGTTTCGTTAAGCACAGTATTAAACATCTGCCCTGCTTCTGCGCCCTGCACATAAGCTGCATCACGTTTGTTAACTTGTGGACTAAGTTGCGCTAATACCCGCAAAAACGGAATAGCAAGGTCTTCGCTGGTTACTTCAGCAAAACCCTCACCACTAAAATCTTCAAAACCTTCGTATGCTGCTACCGCACCACCCTTGGTTTCTGTTAATTCTTTTTTCGACATGTGTTTACCCCTTGGGTTTAGTGATTGTGGCTTTTTCGCCAATAAACAAACCAAACAAATCTGCAGGGAGACTTTTACCCTGCTCAGTTTGATCTCTTGCAAACGCCTTTAATGTCATAGGTTCCACCCATTTTTTTGTATTAACGGACATTTGTCTTTCTGCTAACTCATTAGCAAGTTGTTCTGCTTGCTCTTCTTGCCCCCTTACAAAACTGGTAGATACTTGGTTTTTGATTAAATCACCAAAGTTATTATCCACCAGCCATTGGAAGGCTTCGTTAGATCTGTCTTTAGGTATGGAAGCACTGTAGAAAGTTTTTACTGTAATGCTAGAACCATCCTCAAGTTTTAACTCAGTTATATTGTGTTCAGACATTGCAGCGGGTAGTTGATCTTCTGCAATTTCCCGTACACTTTTTTTAGCATCCTTTAATTCAGATTCCAGCAACGCTACTTTCTGTTGTAACCTTAGCTGCATTTGAGCAAGTCTGCTCACTTGGCTAAGGCCTGTTTCATTTACAGTGCTTAGTTCTTCAGATACAGATTCAAAATCCATTTATTCACCCCCCACTTTATAATTAAGGTCTGCTTGCAGCGGGAAGTATTTACCCTGTTCGCGGTCCCATTTTAACATTTTAAACCGCCCTGAATTATTCCTTGCGGCTACTGCCCCTGCCAAAGCTATTACAGCAGGATCGCCAGATAAAAGCAGGTAATCGTCATCATTGAACTTACTGAGTATCCTAGCAATCCTACGAAGTGTGGGTTGTGTTGAATAACTAGCTTGGTGTTCGGCAAGGGTAAGAACTTCAATATCACCGAAGCTAATAGCATCAGTGATGTCCCTACCCCGCATTTCTTGCGTTATGTATACTGTCATGTCTTTCTCCACATGCTAACTGTATTTACTTGTACCACAACGAAACCAAAAGCTAAACTCCTGTTTAGTCGCGTATGTTGTACTTTACTATATAGGCCATAAAACAAAACCGAAGACTATAAATATTAATTCTAAAACAGTCGCGCGTACGGAAAAAGTCGTGATATCTGATATTGTATATCGGAGAATGTTAAAAAACAAAAACACTGATCGACAGATTTGCCTCTATATAGCAAAGTTAACAAACAACCCCTTTCTGTTAACTTTGAACAAATAAGAGTTGTCCATTTGTAGCTGCTTTAGTAAAATAAAGTAGCCAGTAGAAAGGGGCGTCATGCGATACAAATTCAAGCACCAGCCGTACGAGCATCAGCTCGAGGCTTTGAAACGTAGTTGGGATAAACCTTATTACGCTCTGTTTTTAGATATGGGAACAGGAAAAACAAAAGTTGTACTCGACAATATAGCTATGTTGTACGACAAAGGTGAAATAGATTCTGCTTTGATTATTGCACCAAAGGGTGTGTACAGAAACTGGGAACGTAAAGAAATACCAACGCATGTACCCGATCATATCACAGCTAATGTAGTCGTATGGTCGCCACAAAAAACCCAGAAAAAATTAACTGAGTTACAAAAGTTGAGTGAAGTTACAGATGACCTCACTTTATTCCTAATGAATATTGAAGCGTTGTCCACTAAACGTGGTTTAGAAATGGCTAAGAAGTTTTTATTAGGACACCGTGCAATGATTGTTGTAGATGAAAGCACTACAATTAAAAGCCGATCAGCGCAACGAACTAAGAATTTAATTAAATTAGGCGATTCTGCTCCGTACAGAAGAATCCTAACAGGCTCTCCTGTGACTAAATCGCCGTTAGATTTATTTACTCAATGCGAGTTTTTAGAACACCAGTCTTTGAAACAATCTTCGTTTTGGACTTTTCAAAACCGTTATGCTAAAATGGTTCGCCGCACAATGGGAGCGCATTCTTTCAACCAAATAACAGGATACCAAAACCTAGAAGAATTAAACGATTTATTAGAACCTTTTAGTTACAGAGTTCGTAAAGAAGATTGTTTAGATCTACCTGATAAAGTTTACACTCGTAGATTAGTAGAACTCACACCTGAGCAGAAAAAACTGTATGATCAAATGAAACGCACAGCTATTGCAGTAATAGAAGGTGAAGGCATTGTTTCTGCGCCAACTGTGTTAACCCAATTACTGCGATTGCAACAAGTTTGTTCTGGGTTTGCAAAGTTAGAAGATGATAGGGTTATAGAAGTGCCTAGTAATAAGTTAAACGAACTTATGAGTGTGCTAGAAGAAACCAGTGGTAAGGTGATCATATGGGGGAACTTTACACATGACCTGCACATTATAGAAAAAGCGTTGAAAAAACAATATGGCGAGGAAAGTATAGAGTTATTTTATGGTGCAACTCCAGGAGAAGAAAGACAGCTTATTGTAGAGCGTTTTCAAGATCCTGACAGCCCATTAAGATTCTTTGTAGGACAGCCTCGAACGGGCGGCTACGGGCTTACTCTGACCGAAGCGCACACCGTTATATACTACAGCAATGGTTATGACTTAGAGGTCCGCTTACAGAGCGAAGACCGCGCTCATCGGATAGGGCAAACCAACAAAGTAACGTATATAGACATTATTGTTGAAAACACCGTAGATGAAAAAGTTATCCAAGCACTGCGGGACAAAATAAACATCAGTACCCAAGTGTTAGCAGAGGGTTACAAAGAGTGGATAATTTAAAAGCCTCCTTTAAGGCCATCTAATATTTCTGACAAACTAGGGCGTTTATCTTTCTTTTCGTAGACGCAACTAAAAACTTTTGGACACTCTGAAAAACTTAGCGTAGGATAATGATATCCTAATCCACCAAAACCCGCACTAAATCTATACACGCATACTTTTTGATTATTGACATCTGTGAACCGTTTCCATAGATGACACTGCACATGAGTAGGATTAGCCACACCAACAAGTGTCACCGATAATATTAACGCATTTATCATTGAGTAACCAATACGAGTAAGTAAATCCCACCACCAAGAACACTAATAATCCCTAAAGAAAGACCACCTATCGCAGCATTATTTGCCATCTGCCTTTTTGCTTCCATAGCTGCATACACCGTATCCTCTCTTTCTTTACGTATCTGCCTACGCATACCAAGCATTTCATCATAAGTGCCTAAACCGAATCGATAATCTAACATAAACTTAATTTCCTTCTCTTTTTCAAGAAGGGTTTTTTTGCGGATGACAATATCCATAGCTTCTTGTTCTATATTACCAGAGCCGTGGGTTTGTTTATCTAGCCATGTGGGATTTTTGCGTTGTGATTCTGCTTTAGTTATATCTGCAACAGCGGAGTACCAAGAACCTAACTGTTTGCTAACATCTTGGATTTCACGGCCAGCACCCACAAGAGTTTTCACTCCTTTGAAAGCCATGTTCGCCGCTGCAAACGCTGTTACTGGGTCTATCATTCACACCCACCTACTTTATTCCATCCTACTTAATATCATAATCAACATTAGTATGGTAGCACCACTGCTTGCGATTAACACTGCTTCAAGACGTTTTATCCTAAGAAACACTTCTTTAAACTGAATTTTGACTTCAGTTTGCAAAGCAATCATATCTTTTTCCAATCCATCTAATCTGCTGTGGGCAGATTCTACTGTTCGTTTAACCATCGGCCATTACCTCGGTAGACTCATTATCCCAGCATTTTGCTGTTTTTGATTTTGACGACTTTCAATAGCTGCACCAGTTGAATCAAAAGGAAATAGTTGAGTTACGGAAGTTTTTGGTGACGCTGCTGAAGCC